TCTCAATGTTAAACAACGAAGTAGCGTGTAAGCCGTTTGAGTCGTCTAGCCCCGTTGGTGAGTGGGCAAAGCTGATGGGCGTTACTTACATGTGCAGGGCTTCAATACCCAATGAGATTGGCAAGTTTGCTGGGTACATTGCTGTAGGCTTTAAGTCTGAGCCACGGGACTTGATATCCGTTAAGACCCGAATGATATTAGCCGCATCGGAGATGGACAAATGAAAGCAAAATGGGAAGCACTCAAAGCGTGGTGCAGCGCCAAATGGATAGCTGCAAAAGCTTGGTTTTCAAACGTGAGGTTCTGAAATGCTACCAATCCTCGACATCCTGAACATCGGCGGAAAGATAATCGACAAGATTTTCCCGGATGCCAACGCAGCCGAACAAGCCAAACTAAAGCTTCTAGAACTGCAACAAAGCGGTGAGCTTGCCAAGATGCAAGCCGATATGCAGGAGCAAGGAGAGCTTACCAAGCGCCATACGGTGGACATGGCATCAGACTCTTGGTTATCAAAGAACATTCGCCCTATGACCCTTCTGATCATTCTGGGTGGCTACTTTACCTTTGCGATGATGTCAGCGTTCGACATGGATACCCACAAGCAGTATGTTGAGCTATTGGGTCAGTGGGGGATTATCATCATGTCCTTTTACTTTGGCGGCAGGACAGTCGAGAAGGTTGCAGATATGGTTGAGAAACGTAAGGTAAAGGAAAGCGAAAATGGCAGCAAGTAACTGGGACAACGCATTTAAACTGATGCTGGCGAGCGAGGGTGGCTTCGTTAATCACCCGTCTGACCCGGGGGGCATGACCAACTTGGGAGTTACCAAAGCAACGTGGGAAAACTGGATTGGTCGTGAGTCAGACGAAAAAGAGATGCGTGGTCTTACGCCTGAAAAGGTTGAACCGTTGTACAAGAAGAAGTTCTGGGATGCCTGTCGTTGCGACGATCTGCCTTCCGGTATTGACTACTTGGTCTTTGACTTTGCCGTGAATGCAGGTCCCGGACGTAGTATTAAGACCTTACAGTCGGCTGTCGGTGCTACTCCTGACGGTGGTATTGGACCGATGACGTTAGCTGCAGTGAATTCGTTTTCCGAAGCAGAGCTGGTTGAGAAGTTTAGCCAAGCCAAGGAAGACTTCTACCGTAGCCTGAATACATTTGAGACGTTTGGTAAAGGCTGGTTGAATCGTGTTGCTGCAGTTAAAATCAAAGCAACTTCCATGCTTGGATAACTATTATGCCGTTACAGAAACTTACCTTCCGCCCCGGTGTAAACCGCGAAGGCACTGACTACGCAGCAGAAGGCGGTTGGTATGACTGTGACAAGATCCGTTTCCGCTCGGGTTTTCCTGAGAAGATTGGTGGCTGGATTCGCCTGTCTGACTACACGTATTTGGGTGTTGCTCGCTCAATGTGGAACTGGATTGCGCTTGATAACACCAACTATTTAGGCGTTGGTACAAACCTTAAGTATTACATCGAGCGCGGTGGTTTCTACTACGATATAACGCCTATCCGCAAAGTAACTAACCCTATGGGCGCTAACCCGTTTGCTAGTGCATATAGCACTTTGGGTGCGGGTATTGATGCTTCCGTAACAACCTTGACCTTGACCTCCGCTACTTCGTTTCCAAACGCTGGTGGCGTTATCCGTATTGATTCGGAACAGATTCTTTATAACGGTGTATCTGGTAATACATTAACGGGCCTTATCCGTGGTTATAACGGCACAACGGCTGCATCTCATGCTACTTCTGCTCCTGTAGGGTGTTCGACAGTTGCAGTGACTGATCCCGGCAATGGGGTGGTACAAAACGATTTCGTGACTTTCAGTGGAGCGTCAGCGTTCGGTGGATTTACAGCGCCTCAAATCAATACAATGCAGGAAGTCTTTCGTGTTGTGGACTCTACAAAATACACCGTTAATATTGCCGGTGCTTTTTCTACCAGCGCAGCTTCTGGTGGCGGTGCAGCGGTTGTTGCTTCGTATGAACTGAATACCGGTTTGGATGTGTATGTGGTAGGCGTTGGTTGGGGTGCAGGTCCGTGGCCTACTCCGCTTGCATATACATTAACAAACCCATTTACAACCGTTTCTGGCAGCGGCGTTGTTACCGTTGCGCACACTTCACATGGATTGTTAAATGGTCAAGCTGTTCGTTTTACTGGTGCTACTGCTGTTGGTGGCTTGTCAGATACGCTTTTAAACCGTGGTTTTGCTATTACGTACGTCAATGCTAACTCCTACACCATTTCTATGGGTAACAACGGCTATGGTACTCCGATCACAGCGTCGTCCTCTGCAACCGGTGGTGGTGCAGTCACCGCTTACTACCAAAACGGTACGCGTGGTTGGGGTTCAGGTACCGACACGGCAGCAGGTGTAGGACAACAGTTGTTGCTCTGGTCAAACGATAACTTCGGTCAGGACTTAGTTCTTGCCCAGCGTGGCGGATCAATTAATTACTGGTTTGCGTCAACAGGCGTTAGTACACGCGCACAGGACTTAGCTTACCTCTCTACTTTTAACGGGTTTAGCGGGCAGTTTGTACCAAACAGAACGCTTGAGGTTTCAGCGTCGTCTATTCAACGATTTGTCATTGCGTTTGGTGCGAACCCGTACGACTCAACAGAACCCGATACTCCATTTGACCCAATGCTTGTGCGGTGGTCGGATCAAGAGAACCCATATCAGTGGGTACCTGACATCACTAACCAGTCAGGAGAATTCCGCCTATCTCACGGTTCAAGCATCGTTACGTACATCAACACTCGTCAAGAAATCTTGGTTTGGACAGACTCGGCGTTGTATTCCATGCAGTACTTAGGCGCACCGTATGTTTGGAAATTTGAAATTTTGATGGATAACATTTCCATCATGGCACCTAACTCTGCCATTACGATCAACAACATTACGTACTGGATGGGCGATGGTAAGTTCTACCAATACTCCGGTCGTGTTGAAACATTGCCTTGCTCCTTGCGCCAGTACGTTTTTAACGATATCAATAAAGACCAATCCTATCAGGTGTTTGCTGGCAGCAATGAAAGTTACAACGAAGTTTGGTGGTTCTACTGTTCAACTGGTTCGAACGTTGTAGACAAGTACGTGATCTATAACTACCTTGATCAGGTTTGGTACTACGGCACATTGAGCAGAACAGCTTGGCTTGATTCCGGCACACGTCAATTCCCAATGGCTGCAAGCTACGACAACCGCGTGCTGTATCACGAAGCTAACGTCGATGACGTATCAGGGTTAACCCCAGCGCCAATTAGTGCCTTTATACAGTCTTCGGATTTTGATATTGGTGACGGGCATAACTTCGGGTTTGTGTGGCGCGTGCTGCCAGACGTAAACTTTAACGGCTCAAACGTAGATCAACCTACTGTTGCCATGACAATTAAGCCACGTCGTAACTCTGGGGCGCCATACGGAGCATCAAACACGCCTACGGTTGAAAGCCAAAACGACTATAAATTGCGCGGTACATACAACATCCAAGAGTTTGATGGGCAGGTGTACACACGCTTACGTGGGAGACAGATGGCGTTTAGGATCGAATCAGCAGACCTTGGCGTGGCATGGCAGCTAGGCACCCCTCGAATTGACATTCGTAACGACGGTAGGAAATAGGGTAAACCCTTATGGCTACTAACTTGTTACTTCGCGGCACCAAGGCACCGAACTTACCGATTGCACCGGTAGATTATGAGGCACGTTTTCACGAACAGTTTACAAACATTCTGCGTCTGTACTTTAGTCAGATAGATAACGTAACTTCAGCTTTGGCTGGTGGCAGTGGTGGTCAGTATCTACAAAACCCGCATATAGCCGCCCAAAACACGGCAGACCAGTACGCCACAGCTACCAACACCCCTACTAAAATTTTGTGGAATACACTGGATTCCGATGATGGGTTTACTTTAAATCTGGATAGCACCGCAACGGCTACCTACGGTGGCGTCTACAAGATAGACTTTAGTATCCAGTTTTCAAATACCGATAACGCTGCGCATGACTCGTACCTATGGCTGCGTGTAAACAACGTTGACCTGCAGGGTTCTAGTAGCAAGTTCACCATACCAGCTCGTAAAAGCGCGGGCGTTCCTAGCCACCTAGTTGGTTATTCAAGCATCACGTTTGAGATCAATGCTGGAGACTCTATAGGACTGTGGTGGGCAACAGGATTAGCGTACAACCCTGTCGGTCCTGTTGATGGTGTTTACCTTGAGCATGAAGACGCTCAGACAGTCCCTTATGCCAGACCTTCTAATCCTTCTGCGGTAGGCAGCATAGTCTTTGTATCTAGGCTACCTGCATGATAATATTAACTAATTCCCTTTTTAGGTGAAACTATGATCCCTATCGTAGCCGGTTTAATGATGGGCGCTGCCCTTGGCGGCGGAATTGCTGCGCTTCAAAAGAAAGATGTTCTGCAAGGCGCTCTGATGGGTGGCATTGGTGGAGCGTTAGGCGGGGCGTTTATGCCTGCTGCTGGTGGAATTGCAGGAACTACTGAGGCTGCTCTTGCTGCTGGAGCTACTGAAGGAATTGGCGGACAAGCGCTAACTAACGTTGTTGCAGAGCCTGCAATTTCCGGTGCTAGTGGTCTTGGAACTCCAGAAATTCTTGGCGGTTTTGGTCAAGCTACTACGTCAGTACCAACCGTAGCTACTGCTTCTGGACCCGGAACCGGTGGCTTATTTAGCGATGGTTTTGGAAACTTTCTTTCCCAAAATAAATTTCCATTGGCAGGTGGCGTACTTGGTGGCATGATGGCGCCCGGTCAAGAGCCTGAAAAAGCCGACGAAGGCAATATCCGCGAGTTTACATTTAACCGCGAAGTAAACCCAATGTACGGTCAGCCCGGACAGTCTTACTTTAAAGACTCTTACACTGCAGGTGACGTAACACCTGTTGAAGATTACAACAAAGCTAACGGCGGCATTATTGCTTTAGCTGATGGTGGCAACACTGGATACCAAAGCTTACGGTTAGATCCAGTTGCTGCTGCACAAGCTAATAGGTATGGTCCTAATGTAAGAGCAGTTGCTCCGGAAGTGGCAGCATACAACGACATGTTGATGCAACGCGCTAACCAACAATACAACATCAACCCAGCTCCCGCACCAATGCAAGTACCCGGATCTGCTGGGTATGGTGCGTACACTCCTTTGCCTCCGTCTGCTTTCACTAAATCCACTGACAGTGGGATTGGTGGTCTTGGGTATGATCCAGTAACAAGACGTTACACAGGTACATTTGAAACGCCCGGCAATAAAAAAACTGACTTAGAAAAAATGCGTGAGGAGCTTGACGCACTTAAATCTGATCAGGTTCGTTATAACGACACAGGTGGCGCAGCTAACGGCGGTTTGATGCGAGCCTACGCAATGGGTGGAAACATTGGTTCTAGATATCCAAGCCCTGATGATGGCGCAGTAATGGACACAAGTAATATGGTTGGCGCTCACCAAACGGTCAACATGGCTCCTCATTACCCAATGCAATATACAGGTACTGGCTACGCAAGTGGCGGGCATCTAGGTGATTATTCTGACGGTGGTCGGTTGTTGAAAGGCCCCGGCGATGGAGTAAGCGATGACATCCCTGCTCAAATTGGTCGGCGTCAGCCTGCTCGCCTTGCTGATGGTGAGTTCGTTGTTCCTGCTCGTATTGTTTCTGAGCTTGGTAACGGAAGTACTGATGCCGGTGCAAAACGCTTGTATGCCATGATGGATCGCGTTCAAAAGAACCGTAAGAAGTCTGTTGGTAAAGGTCGTGTAGCTGTTGACTCCAAGGCGTATAAACACTTACCAGTATGAAAATACAGCATGTACCGTTGCAGCATGTTGCGCAGACTTGGGAATTAGTCCAAGAGCATTTAGCTGAATCACAAGTACATGCAAAAGGGGATTACACCCTTGAGCAGATTAAGTTATGTGTATTGACTGGGCAGTGGTTGTTGTTAGTAGCAACGGATGATGACAATAAGATTCACGGCGCAATGACCGTAGATTTTATAAACCGCCCAAACCACAGAGTAGCTTTTGTTACAGGTACTGGCGGTAAGTTTGTTATCAACGAAGAAACGTTTAAGCAACTAGAAAATATATGCCGGGTCAACGGTGCTACTAAGATAGAATGCGCTGCAAGGGATTCGATGTCTAGGCTGTTGGGGCGGTTTGGGTTTAACGAAAAATATATTATTTTAGAGGTATCACTATGAGCGGCGGCGGATCATCAACACCTACCCAGCAGAATGTCACAACGACATCTATTCCAGAATACGCACGTCCTTATGTAGAGCGCTCTCTTGGGCAAGCTGCTGCGTTAACAAACATTAACGACAACCCGTATACCCCATACGCAGGACAGCAAGTTGCAGCATTCTCGCCACTGCAATCACAGGCGTTTCAGAGCGTAGGTTCTCAACAGGTTGCTCCACAGCTTCAAGAGGCTTCTAACCTAGCTTCGCAAGTTGGGCAGTATGCACTACAAACCCCAGAACAAGCCCGTCAGTTACAGAACGTAGCTTTGGGTTACGGACAAACTGGCGCTGGTTACGGTGCTGGCGCTGCACAGTATGGCACGAGGGGTATGCAAGGCGCTCAACGCACGTCCGACCTTGCTCAACTACAGGCTGCAGGATACGGCGCTACTGGTATGGGGTACGGCGCTCAAGGTGCTGAACAAGCTGCTCAAGCACAACGCGCTGCTACTCGCCAAGCAGGTATGTACGGTCAGATGGGTGCTGGGTACGGTGCAGGTGCCGCAGGGCTTACAGGAGCCGCGCAAGGGTACGGTGCATTAGGTTCGCAGTACGGGGCCTTGGGTTCGCAGTATGGCGCTGAAGGTGCCGATATTGGCGCTTTGGGTGTAAATGCTGCACAACAAGGTTTTGGTGCCGGAGCGCGTTATGCCGGACAAGCCACTAGCCCAGAAGCTGTTAGTGCTTACATGTCGCCCTACATGCAGAACGTGGTTGACCTGCAGAAACAAGAGGCTAACCGTGCGTTTGATGTTAGCGGCGCTCAGACAATGGGTCGCGGTGTGCAGGCTGGTGCATTTGGCGGATCCCGCGATGCCCTGATGCGGGCTGAAAACGAGCGTAACCGCAACACAGCATTAGCTAATATCCAAGCTCAAGGCTCACAATCTGCCTATGACAAAGCTATTCAGTCGATGCAGTATGGCTCCGGTCTTGGACTACAAGGTTTGCAAGCTGGTTATCAAGGTCTTCAGACCGGTATGGCTGGAACAGCTCAAGGACTTCAAGGCGCTCAGGCAGGCATGCAGGGTGCGCAGGCTGGTCTTGCTGGTTTAGGTCAAGCAGGTCAGCTTTATGGTCTTGGAATGCAGGGCGCTCAGGCAGGATTGTCAGGTGTTGGTCAGCAACTCGCCGCTGGACAACTTGGTTTGGCTGGAACTGCTCAAGGTATGCAAGGTGCGCAAACAGGGCTATCCGGTGTAGGACAACAGCTTGCCGGTGGTCAACTCGGTCTTCAAGGCGCTCAATTGGGTGTGTCAGGTCAACAGGCTGGTATGGCTGGTGCGCAGACAGGTCTACAAGGCGTTCAAGGCGCGGTTGGTGCAGGTCAATATGGCTTGGCAGGCTTGGGTACAGCAGGCACAGCAGCTTCGACACTTGGTGCCTTGGGTCAGACTCAGTTTGGTCAAGAGATGGCTATCCAACAGGCTCAGATGCAAGCCGGTGCAATGCAACAAGCTCAGCAACAACGTGCATTGTATATT